ATTTTCTAAATTACATTCTTGATTTCTTTCTTTAAATACTTTAAATATCCACTAAAAACCTTTATTGTTATTAGCAAAATCAAAATCATAAAAGCAACAACCATTCTGAACACCTCTTTTTTACCCCTTTATTTGACCTGTATTGAGTTTTTTGCCTCATGAGGTATAATTTATCCCTAAAACCCAAAAGTAAAGAATTTACCTAATTTTTGTTCTTCTGATAACCTTTTAAACTAAAAAGGTAATTGACTTTCAAAATAATCCGAGCTTGCTCCAGTTCCTTTTTCTTCACCGAACCTTGCAAATGGATTTTCATTTACGTTTTCGATTGGTTGATTATTCGTTTCATTTTTCTTAGAAGCTAAATACTCTATGTTTTTCGCTAACACATAAGTTTTGTATCTATTTTTTTCCTCATTGTCTTTATATACATCAACTCGTAACTCCCCGCTTACCGCAACTAAACTACCCCTGCCTTGATATTTTTGTAAATTTTCAGCTTGCTTTTCCCAAGAAACAACAGTAATAAAATCTGTGCCTTCAACACCTATTCTATTTACCGCTAATGAAAATTCGCATACTGCCTTTTGATTGGAAGTATAACGTAGTTCAATATCTTTAGTTATTCTTCCTATTAAATTTACTTGATTCATAATTCTTCTCCTTACCCTTCTATCATTAATGTTTCTTTATTTTCTAATCTTTGTTGTTCTTTTAACTCAGCTAACCTTTTTATTTCCGCTAAGGTTAATTTAGGTTCGCCTATCATAAGAGTTTCCATATCTCTTTCTTTATTCATGTTGAATAAATCCATAAACTCTTTTCTTTCCCATTGGATATTTTCACTCATACATATTCTTCTAAAGCCTACTTGTCTTGCTATGTATTTTGTATAAGGCTTTAAACTATTTAACGCTTCTTCTTCTCGATAACTGCCATATTTACGAACCGCATTAATTACTTCATCCCATTCTTCATCGGCATTTAATTGAAGAACTGGATTACTTATTAATGCTATCTCTTGTTTTAATTCCGCTATACTAGGCATAAATTGATTTTTAGGAATAATCCTTTTTACTCCCGTTCTAAATACTTCGTAATCGGTATCTTTAAAAAAGTCATACCATACAGCCGCTTGTTCCTCATCAAATTGTTTGTTATAAGCAGCACCTAAATATTTTAATCCTTTTAAAAACTGTTCTTGATTCATAATTACCTCCTAAAAGTCTGATATATCTATTGGAATATCTTTTGTGGTTAATTTTCTTTCTTGCATTGATTGATTTAAGTAACCTTCAAATTTTGTTCCGAATAGTGTTTCAGGTCTTAAATACTTTTGCATATCCGTATTCATCCACTCTACGCATTTTTTATCAATAACCACTTTAAAATCTTCTAATGTAAATCCTTCATTAAATCTTGCTTTAATTAAATCTCTCGTTTTATTAGTTGTATGCCTATAATTCGCACCACTTCTATTGTTTAAATGTTCAATTATTTCTTTGCAAGGAACATTTGGTTCTGCTTTTGCAGGACTATATATATTATTTTCTTTATCTTTATCTTTATCTATATCTTCTTCTTTATCTATATCTTCTTCTATTGCATTACTTTGCGTTACTGTTGCATTACCTGTAACGTTACATCCTAGTTGTTTTTGTTTTTCTCTAAATCTCGCTACTCTATTTCTATTTTGTTCTTTCATTTTTTCTAGCTTGTCTAAACTTTGGTGTTTCTCAAAATTTAATAAGTAAATTCCTTTAGTGTCATTATCAATCATTTTTAACCTATTAAATGTTTCTAATGCTAGCCTTATTGTGTTTATTGGTTTATTCATAATAACCGCTAACATTTCATCGGTATAAGGCATATTTTCTGCTATATAAATATAACCTCCATCATTTGTTTTGCCTGCTAATGTTATTAATTTAATCCAAATTACTAATATCGCATCACCTTCTGGCATTGATTGAATAATTTTTATTTTTTCATCATCAAACATATCAATATTAATTTTAATCCATTTAACTTCTGCCATTATTTTTCCCTTTCTATTAAGAAACTAAAAAAAGTACCTAAACACAGCCTACAATAATTATTTTGTTAAGGAATAATATGGCTTGTAAGCTGTGCTTAAATACTTTTTCCCATATCATTCCTTAACATATTCATTATACTAACAAAATTTTCCTTTTTTCAAGAGAAATCAATCACTTTAATAATGACTTTACACTTCATCTTTTTTTAATAAGTCCTCTAATTGCAATAAAAACAACTGTTGCAAAGCGATTTTATTTTGCAAATCTTTATATACCAAAGTATCCTGCTTTACTTCTTTTTTTACACTTTCGATTAATGCTTTAATTCTTGTTTCCATTTTAAAACGCCTCACTTTTTAATAATATTTTTCTTCAATATCATCTGAGTTGCAATAAGGACAAACATATAAATCTAGCTTAGTGCTATTGGGAAAATAACTAGCAACGCCATGATATTGTTCGTAAGAAGTATTAACAACATTTGGTTTATCAAAATGCCTATTACAATTACCACATACATAAGGCATTTCATTATTATATCTAGCTTCAAGATTTCTATTTATAGCTTTAAAAGCACCAATTTTGGATTTGTTTTTAAACACTTTGTCGCAATCCATTTTCTCAATTTCATATTCAACATCAACACCGTCATATAAATTAGACCAATACTTAATTTGTTCATCACTAATCGAAACGTACCCCCCACCAATAATCTCAATCTCCATATATATCTCCTTCCTTCATTAACTTTCTTAAATGTTTTAATGCTCTCTTTCTTTTAGCAAAAATAGCTTGCTTAGAAATCCCCATTCTTTCACTCATTTCAGTTATCGTTATTTTGGGATAACCGCAAACACCGTAAGAATAACCGATAACTTCCTTAAATCCGTCCTTTAATTCATTGACATAGCCTTCCATTATTGAAAATAATTCTTGTTTCTCAATTTCTTCTTCAAAATTTATACTTTCATCAGCAACTGTTTCAACAAACTCTAAATCTGTATCGCTTATTATTGAACTTAATGATACAGTTGAATATTTATGCCTTTTTAATGTTAATTCTTTTCTTATGTGTCCTATTATTTCTCTTTTAATGCAAGTGCTAAGATAAGTCGATTCCTTATAACCTTTATCTTTTTTAAAATTATCAATTCCACGAGATAAGCCAATCATTCCTAAATCTATAAGCTCATCTGACATATCAAGTAAATTTAACTGTTTTAATACTCCATAGATTAATTTGAAATTTCTAATTGCCATTTCATTTTTTTCTTCTTCACTCATTAACTACCTCTCTTTTTTTTGGTTTTCAATTAGTTCCAACAATATCGGCTGCCAATACGTTTTATTGCTATGTGCCTTTTGATGACATTGGAAACAAACCATAAGACCATTATCAGGTTCATCTATTAAATCTTTTCTTTCGCTCCGATAAAGTACATGATGGTAGTGCAAATTCCTTGTTGTTCCGCACATACTACACCTGCCACCACACCTTTCCATAACTTTGTTATATGTTTCCTTAGATACAGTAACTCGTTTTTTCGATACCTTATTAATAGGTTTATAGCCTTTCTTCTCGAAAAAAGGACATTCTGTATAACACGCAGAAACGACCTCACAACGATTTTTTTTGCAATATAGGTAAATCCTATTATCCTTCCGTTTTTGAACGGAATATCGACATAATTTCACCCCACACACTCTCCTTCCGCTTTGTATTAAAAAAATAGGACGCAAAAAACAACTATGTTTCTCACTTCCTATTTAATTTTTCAATATACTTTCCTGTGCTTTTCCCAGCTTTCTATCAATTTCTTAAACTCTCTATCTTCTGGTGTTTCTAAATTCAATTCTTTTGCTTCATTAATAACATTTTGCAGCAACAAATACATTTGTTTCGTATTGTATGTACTGCTTCCATAATACAAATTCACTATCACAAAATTTTCGTGTTGAGAGTAATCTACTTTTTCAGCAACCCAACCAACACCATGAAGTTTCCAACTATGTATTAATGTTTCAACTGCATCTTTTGATATTTCTACTTCTCTATAAACTCCGACTTCTCGAATGTGTGAACGATACACTTCTTCTTTCGTTGTTCCAACAGCTTCGGCAATACTTTGACACATAGCCCATAAACAACTATTTGCATTTTTAGACCTTTTCTTTCGATATTTTTCAAGTGTAATATTTAATGTTTCATAAGTTTTAAGTTCATCGTAATTTTCTAAAAACTTTTTCTTTTCATTTATGGTGAGTGTTAAATTAATCTTAGAGTTTATAAAATCAACTTCCATTTCATTTATAGTACCTGTATAAATAGACATCACCTCTTTTATAGATATACTTTTATTTCGCAATACATAATCTACCAGTTGTTTTTACTTCTATGAAGTTTCACGAAATGGGAGTTCATCCCCATATTACGCCAGAGCCATTCATTACATTGTTCATCGCTTAGATGAGTTTCAAGAACTCTTTTTTCGTAGCAAAACTCTCCTCGTGCTTCTTTTTCTTTCATTTTCTTTTTAATAATTTCTTCTTTATAGTTTGATTCTATTAAATATAAATCATAATTTTTCGCTTCCACATGGTCGATTTTCCTAGTGTCTGTTGCATATAATACCTTTTTATCGTTAAGAAATATCTTATAGCCAAAATTTTTAACATCATGGTATAACTTAAATGGCGTTATCGAACATATACTGTATTTGTGTTCTAAATCACACAACAAAACATCTATATTTTTTAAATTAACCCCACATTTCACGAGGCTGTTTACTAACCAACTACCACAAGCCCATCTTAAAGTAGGTCTTTCTTCCGCTAATTTTTTAATACAACTTTCGTTAAAGTGGTCGATATGACAATGAGTTAATAGCACCAATTTCAAGTTTTTAACATAAGGCTTAATTTTTTTAAATGTTACACCCATATCAATAGCAATTTCTTTTTCAAGAATAGTGCAATTACCACTAGAACCACTTGCT